TAACTACTTGCTGATTCCTAATTTTATTGATATTGAATCTGCAAAAGAGTTGTCAGATCAACTCAAAAATGATCATGAAAAAAACAAGTATGAAGGTGATAGTCAGGCACCAAACTCAGCCTGCGTATATAATCATGAAGGATCACTTAAACTATTACATGAAAAAGTTAACGATCTTTCTGTAACTGTTGAGACTCAACTTCTACCAACCTATGCATATAGTAGGATCTATTCAAATGCAGAAGAGTTAAAGAAGCATACAGATAGACCAGCATGTGAGTTAACAGTCTCTGTCAATTTGGATGCAGATGCTGATTGGCCAATCTACATTTGTGATCATAACAATGAACCACAAGAAGTAATAATGCAACCAGGCGATGGTGTTGTATTTCTTGGATGTTATTCACCACACTGGAGAGATAAATTTGAGGGTACTTTTTGCTCTCAAGTATTTTTACATTATGTGAGAGCAGACGGTGCAGCTGCATCTTGTGCTGGAGATACTAACAAGGGTCAAATTGATGAATCATTGATGAGATGTATAGTATCTGAGGAATATGTTAAGATGGGCTGGAGACCACCACCACACGTTAAGACAGAAATGGAAAACATTTATACGGGCGAAAAACAATATGCTGATGATTTGATGCATGGTATTGTTTACTATAAAAATATCTTTTCACCAGAAGACTGTAAAGAACTGATGAACTATTTCGATGATAATAGTTCGTTATGGAAACCAGCACTAACCACTGGTGATATCTTAGACAAGAATGAATCATCAGAATCCAGAAAGTGTGATCTAATTGAGATTTCAACTGAAGCAGGGCCTAAAGAAAAGGAATTGGATGATAAACTATTCAAACTGTTCAATGCTCAACTAAATGATTATACATCCAGATTCAAGCACTTGACCATTGAAACTGATGCTGGATATACAATGTTAAGGTATCGTGCTGGTGGTGAATATATTGAGCATGTTGATCATGGAACACAGACTAATAGAGCTTTAACAGCAATTCTTGGATTAAATGATGCTTATGAAGGAGGGGAATTACATTTTTGGGGTGGGAGACATAAAATGACAATTGAACCCGGCTCAATGGTAATATTCCCAGCTACATTTCTTTATCCACATAGAGTTTGTCCAGTTGAATCTGGCACTCGATATTCTATCGTAACTTGGTTTGTATAATGTCTTATTTTAAGTGTAAAATTCTTACTTCTTCCAGAATCAAAGCAATTTTCAAAGAAATTAAATATGCTGAATGGCAAGATGGAGTGGAAACATATGACTCCGTAAGGGGAAATTTGCATGGAATAAAGAATAATCTGGAATGTGAAATAGACCCATCTATTGTTCATTATGTTCTTGATAAAAATGTGGATTTTTTGAAATATACTTATGCATTCATGAGTTCAGATCCAATTGTAAGTAGGACGCCAAAGGGTGGATATTATAAACCACATTTTGATGAACCAAAATGCGGCCATTTTAGTACCACTATATTTTTAAGTGATCCAGATGATTATGATGGTGGGGAACTTGTTCTACTGATAGATGGTGAGGAGAAAAGTTTTAAACTTAAACCAGGAGAATCCATTACATATGAGACTGGTACTCCTCATCGTGTTAATGAAGTCACTAGAGGTGATAGATATGCAGTTGTATTTTGGACAACATCAGTCATAACAGACATAGAAGATTTGCGGGCCTGGAGATACTATGATATGATGTCTGAGAAGCACATGGATGATCTTGACCATGATGATCTAATCTCTTTCAACAATTCTTTGTATACGCATTTTAGAAACAAATGCAATAAAATCTTCAGAAAATATATTAATGTCACGCCTTAGTAAAGAAAAGATTGCAGAACTGTTTCCATATGAAACTTTTCCTATTCGTATGGAATGGGTGGAAGGAAAAATAAACAAGATAGCATGGTTTGAATGCCATGGGCACATGCAAAAACAATATGATAGGGTAAAGAAACCACGTCTAAAAGTTGATGTCCGATATAAAGATCCCTCATTAAAACCACAAGAGAAACCCAAACGCAAGGTATCGTCTCCAAAAGTAACAAAAACCAAAAAACCCATAGCGAAAAAAGCAGAAGCGATCAAGACTCCCTCTATTGCAAAGAAAACGACAACAAAGGCTAAAGCACCTGTCAAGAGGGCCCGCCGCAAGAAAACCAATTCGTGAACTGGTCTGATCGCTTGCCATAGGAACAGATTTGATGTATATTGGCTATGTTGAGAGGGATAACCCCACCACATGACTGCCACACTAGCACAACACACTGCTCAGATGGACGCTCGGAACACCATTCAACTGAATGTCACTAAGTTTTGCCTGATGCTCTGTGATGCACTCACACAGACTGCACCAACTGGTAGCAACTATGGGTTCTATCTTGATTCCGTGGGTCGTAAGTATCACAAGATCTTTATGACTATCAATGGCAAACGTGATTCAATTCATGCCTTCATTGATAAGAAGACTGGTGAGGTTTACAAACCAGCATCAATCAAAGCACCAGCTAAAGGTGTCCGTTTCAACCTCTTGATCATTCAAGAACGTGAGTTTGTGCTGGATAATTGTGAATGGACTGGTGGTTATCTCTACCGTAATGCATACTATCAGGGTGCTTGAATCATGATCGAATTTAATCAACGTCATTGGAAACTTATTTTTGATGCTGTTCGTAAAGATCAACAGCGTCAAGTTGTTGGTAGTAAATTTTACGAAGAGTACAATGATATTTTGAATAGCATTTACTTTCTTGCATATCCCAAAACCAACAAATGAAAGACTGGAGAGTTTATTGCCGCGCTGCTTTCAATGCACTCCGTGCTAACGCGGAGCTGTGGAATGATCCTGACTATTTTCGTCCGATCACGCGCATTTACTATGATTTAGTTTTTTGTTCTGGATACAATCACACTGGATTGATCAGTGAAGCAGCACTGAATGACTCAAAAGAGCGTACAAATGATCATTGTTTGTCGCCACAGTTCATCGCCAGGATGATCATGGACAATCCAGATCTGTACCTGTCCGATTATACTGTATTTGAGAATCTATTCAACCTAGCAAGAACCACAATATGTGTCACCAAGTCTGAAAACAGACAGTTGAGTATGCTGACAGACAATAATGGTGTGGAATACAAAGTTTATATCCCCACCAATCTAAAGTACCAGCATCTTGGTATCAAATTGTATGAGAAGGTTGGACAACAATTCAAAAATGCTGTAGAATATGATGGCAATGTTGGAGATATTGTTCCTCAGGATTTGCTAAATTATGAAAAACAATTCTTAGTCAAATGAAGTATCTATTTGTTGGTCTTGTAGCCACTGTTTTGTGGGAGTTTGGCCATCCATTCATCCCTGGTCTTGTCGTAGACCATGAACATACACATCAATCTGATTTGTATGTGCCTTTTTGTAAGCAATGATTTCTACTATGAACAGTCCATACAATAGCGGTTTTGAAAATTCCCAATTCATTCGCTCAAACAAGTCTTTTGAAGAGCAACGTAAAGGTCGCCTAGCTGAATCTATCGATGAGTATCTCAATGAAGGTAGAGCAAATGGTGACGTAGAAAGTATTGATGTATTCTATCAGGATCTTCGTGATTGTATTCAAGATCTGATTGATTATCACGGTAAAAGAAAAGATCATGCCGTTGAGGCACTATCGGCAGTTCTAGGTCACAGGCCAATTCCCGAACTGGGCGAGGAACTCCCCATGCCGCAAGGCAATCGTCTATAATAGCCAAGTAAAGGAAACGGACTCAATGCAGAACAAGCACATCGAACACATTGAAGATTCTATTCTGACGGGTGATCTGTCTGCTATTGACCTTATTTACAATCCTTCACACATTTCTGTGAAGATGGACGGTTCTCCTGCAATTGTATGGGGAACTGATCCTGCAACTGGTACATTCTTTGTTGGCACTAAAGCTGTGTTCAACAAGAAGAAACTTCGCGTTGCTCACTCTCACGATGAGATTGATCAATTCTATGATGATGAAGTGGCAGAGATTCTTCATGTCTGCTTCAAGTATCTTCCACGCACTGATCAAGTCTATCAGGGTGATTTCATTGGTTTTGGTAATGGCACCAAGTTCGGTCAAAATACTATCACCTATGTTTTCAATGAGTTTGTAACTCAAAAGATCATCATTGCTCCTCATACTTTCTACTTTGACATGGATGAGCAAAATGATCTTAGAGAGATGACTGCATTCCCATTGTTGCAACTCTTTGATGATCATCCTAAGATCAAGTGGGTCCAGCCTTGTGTTGATCGTATCAAACCAGAGGGTATTTCGGCACCCAACATCAACAAAGATGTTGTCAATTTTCTTGATGAGAAGACTGCAAAGGTCTGCAAACAGATCATCAATGCATTCATCAGGGAAGGCAAAGAGATCAACGATGCATTACTTACTGAGATCTTCGGTTGTAAGTATCTTGCCAATCTGTATATGATGGTGATTGAAATGAAGGAAGATCTGATGGATTCTCTGATCATCAGTGATGCTCCAAGATCATACATCAATGGTCTTGAAATCAAGCAGGAAGGTTTCATTATCTCAGATGATTATGGTGACATGATCAAACTTGTAGACCGTGAGATCTTCAGTGCTGCAAACTTCAATCAACGCAAGCGGTGGGCAAACTAATAAACTAGCCTGGCTGCCATCAGAAGCGCCTATAAGGTGCTATACTAGTTCTATTCAACGAATCCCTTTGTTATGATCAACACAAACATTCAAGATACCACTGACCCTAAAGATTGGGAAGACTTTTGGAATAGTGATGAAGAATTAATTCTCCAAGAGTTAATGCAACCCAATTACAATTTACAGTATGTGAAAAACATACTTGATAGTGAAAAGAATGATTGAACTTCCAATTGATTTCCCACATGAACCACCAACAGGATACCGATATGAAACGGTACAGTTTAAAAGTAATGTTGTTGCAATCTGGACTGTATGTAATCCTGGGTTTAGTTACAATGGTGGTAATGACATTCGTTGTATCTGGGGATTCTACAATACAAAGAAGCAACAATACCATTCACCAATCAATTCAAAGAAAGTAGGAAAGATAGTTGATGTTAAAGACACACGGCCATATACATCAATGCCAATTCAATATCAAGGATTAGAGGCATTCTTTGTATAAACTGTTTTTTCCATATCGGGAACTGTAAGCATGACCAATGAAGCGAAGCAGGCGAAAATATGGAAAAAATAGGTCTTTGCTCCTGTGGTGGTAAGGGTTCTCAAGGTAGATCCGCAACAAGGTGACAGCATACCACCAATTCAATCAAACCAGTTGGGGAACTGGCTAAAACCCCTTGTCAAGCGTCTCAAAATCTGCAATACTATAAGAGTCAAAGAAACGGATTCAATGCGGGACTTCATCTGTGCATACTTCGGTAAGGGTTCTGACGGTAAAGACTGGACGATCACCGCAAGAGGTTTCGCCAATAGTCAAGAGGCAGAAAAGCATGGTCTGTTTATGATGCCAACACCAGGGTGTTTTGGTTTTGCCGTGATTGCCGAGAACGATCTTCAAGATGGTTGGCATCTGCGTCTTGAGCGTAGTATGCTCTCACCTCAGAATCGGGTGATTCAAGATAATCTTAACAATTACAAGATCACCTCTTTCTGAACCAGTTGGGGAACTGGTACAAACCTCTTGACCAGGATCCCAATCCGATGTATATTGGCCATGTTGAGAGGAATACCACTCAACTGCGGTGACTCCCTTGCTAGTTCAGAGTCAGCGGCGATAGGAACTAGCAACAAACACATTTTCATTTCTAAAATGCAACTCGTTGATTCTGCTGTTCAGGTTGATTATTTTCCAGTCGGAACAGGTAAGCGTTTTGTTCAACGTACAATCTGGCATCCTGGTGTTGAACAGGCAATGACTTCATTCCGTACTGTGACTAAATCTGAAGCCATGTATGATGCACAACAACGAATCAATAATGGTTCGACAGTTGTTGATTTCAACCTAGAAGAATATGCTGGTTCTGATTATACTCCCATGTCTTGCTGATCTCTTAACTTCTAATCAACTCCTAATCTAATTCTTCATGAACTACACTCTCAAGCAACTTCAAGAACGAGTCAATCAACTCATTGAAAATCAGGGAGAAGATGCACACTGTGCGGCATGGATTTACACCAAGGAAGATTGTCATCTAAATGATGAAGATGGTGAGACTGATTATGACCACAACGTAGAAGATGTTGAAGTTCTTCAACGTATCTTCTATCAAGTTGGTGATTGCGATTACATTTATACAGCAATTCAAGATGCAGTAGATGAAGCAACAGAAGAGCAGTTGATGTTACAACAACAAGAATTGGCAGCATGAAAGTACCATCACATGAAGAATTACTTCATCTTAAAATTCAGGCTGCAATGAGAGAAAACTCTTTTCAAGATACTGAATTAAAGTATCTT